CTGTCTGGATATTGGACCGTTCTTTCTGTTGTCCACGTATTTGGTGGCCGCCCTTCGGATTATTTTTTAAACTTAGAGGTTGGTACAGATATAATTGGGGATGTAGACCCTACTGCAGCTACTCGCGCAGCAACTAGAGATATTCAATCAGAGCTGTCAGGACAGTCTTTAGTTGGGTATGCAACTGTTCTATCTGAGTTCTCTCTGTCCCCAAACTCCTCAGAACTCATTCCAACTAAGACAGTTATGCCCACAGCCTATACTTCAACCTCTGTGACAGATGTTCCAAGCGTCTACGGCGCAACCAAATTTTTAGATTACTATCCTAATTTGATTTCTATAAAAAACCCTGTAAAATGGGTAGCTACAAGTAGTGGGAGAATTGTAAAATGAGTTTTGATAATTACGGCCTTGATGAGAATACCTTTAACCACGATCCGCAAGGAAGATCTAGGTTTTATGGTATCTATTCTGCCCAGGTATCTGCCGGCCTAGATCCTACAGGCAAAAATAGAATAAAAGTTAAAGTGTTTATGCCCTCAGGTACGGAAGTATCTAACTGGGCTAAAGCCTGCCTACCTATTACAGATTCGTCATACCACCCAGATCACGAGCCCCATAATGTTGCTGCCCTTGCCGCTATGTTAACTACAACCCCTGTATCTGTAACAGACTCTAGAGGGGATACAGAGACTGTTCCTGCCCTTACAATAGTGGCAAAGTCTCCAGGCAATCAACAGCTAAACCACCAACATGTAGCAGTTACTAAACAAAAAACTGTTAGCAAAAATAACGCCACTATTGTTGCAAATTCTCCAAGCGCTACCACAGACTCTAAGGAAAATAGTAAGTATACTGCTGCTAGCGGGCTTGGAGTAGGCACAACTGTTGGCTCAAAAGGCGACCTAGTTCCTGAACATACCTTTCATAGGTCCGTACCTGTGGAAGGACAAATGGTTTGGGTTGTTTTTGAGGCCGGCCTTCTTGAATACCCTGTTTGGATTGGAGTACAGTCATGAGTTCTTCGATTAGTTATCCATACACTTTAGATACAAATGGGGTTGTTGCAAGTGCCCAAACAGCAACTAAACTGTATTTAGATAGGGTAGTTACTCTTTTGTCAACAAATGTTGGACAAAGACCTATGCTTCCAGAATACGGCACAGACTGGTCCACTACCCTGTTTGAAAATGAAAACAACTATCGTAGAGCAATACCTATTGCCATATCTAACGCAGTACGTAGGTGGCTCCCAGACCTATCTGTAGAAAAAGTAGAGCTTTCTGGAGATGAGTACTCAGGAATAGTGTACGTAAATCTATACCTAAAATTACCAGATAATACAATAGCAACTATGAAAATTAACACGGCAACATTTAATTACGACGGATTGGTTACGAGGTAAAAAATGGAAATTGACTACACTTCTAGAGATTTTGCTGCTTTAAAAGCAGATTTAATTAATTTAATTAAGGCTAGGACCAATACTAACTGGGACCCTACAGACTACTCTGACCTAGGAAACGTACTAGTTGAATCATTTGCGTACATGGGGGATATCATGTCGCACTACCTTGACCGCATTGCAAATGAAACTTCTATTGATACAGCTATTAAAACTGATACTTTATTAACTTTTGCTAACCTCTATGACTATGTAGTGTCTGGACCAACACCTTCTACCGTGTACGTAACTTTTACAAATAGTTCTACAACTACTTCATATGATATTCCAATTAGTACTCAAGTTATTGCCCCCCTTTCATACGGCCCATTCTCACAAGTTTACTTTGAAACTTTAGAGGCTGCTACAGCGTTAGCCCCAGGAGCAAGCATAACGCTACTGTGTGAGGAAGGAAAAACGGTAAACACCGACCGTCCTGACCAAATTGATAGTAACTACAATAAGGCTTTACCTGCAAATCTAGGCACTTCTGATGGGTCAGAGGACCAAACATTTTTAATCTATGACTACGGCTTAGTTAATAAGTCGTTAACAGTATACGTGGGTCAAGGAACAGCCTTTAGTTCATGGTCTTATGTAGACAACCTATTAGAGTACGGACCAACAGATAAGGTCTTTACAGTTGTACGAGACGCTGAAGGTTTTGTAAGCGTTGTGTTTGGGGATGGAATTAATGGTTCCATTCCTGCGGCAAACCAACTTATTAGCGCGGTTTACAAATCAAGTGTTGGTGCTGCCGGCAATATTAAGTCACTTCTTATTAGCGAAGTTACTTTTATTCCCGGAAATCTTGATATTCAGGTACCTACCTATATAGAGGTAACTAACTCTTTGCCTTCTTCTGGTGGGGCAGACGCAGACACTTTTGAGCAATTGCGTAAAAAAGTAAAGGCCGCAATTGGCACAAGAAAACGTGCGGTCACGCTCCAAGATTACGCAGATCTTGCTCTTATGGTTTCTCAGGTAGGTAAAGCAAAAGCGTCGTCTAATGTTTACTCCTTAGTAAACCTATACATTCAAGGACCAAACGATTTGACCCCTGCCCCAGGCTACCCACAAGTTAAAAATATTGAGTCTGCTTCAGGTAACGGAACTACTGTAACCTACACATGTAAAACACTTAGTCCACACGGACTTTCTGTTGGAGACGTAATAACTATTTCCGGCATGTATTTAACAGCGTACAATCTTTCTGAGGTAACTGTCGCCTCTGTTCCTACCGACCTTACCTTCACAGTAACTAATGCAGCTACTGGTACTTGGGTTACAGCAACTGCTGACGGTCGTACGGGCTTAGCAATTAAAACAGCAACCGCCTCAAGCCCAGCACTTACGAATACTTGGAACTCTATTGCTTCTGAAATAACAAAATACTTTGCTGATAAAATTCCAGCGGGAATATCTCTAAATGTGCTTCCACCCTCATACGTACCAATTTACTTAAAATATACTGCAACTATTGACCCTGCGTATAAGCAGGCCGATATCAAACTTGCTGTTTATCAGGCAATGCTTGGGTTAGACGGAATGTTCCATTATAATAATAATACTTTTGGTGATAGTATTCCTTTGTCTCTTGTGACAGCAGAGATTCAAAATATTCCAGGAATTTTATCGGTAGTTATTAACAAGCTTAATACAGATGATGGCAGTAGTGCAGGAACTATTGTTTTATCTGATTCTCAAATTCCGTTTTTAACTGCGTCAAATTTGACATCAGTTATTAACGGAGGAATTGAGTAGGAAAATAAATGGCTAAATATGGCACAAGTAGGTACGGCTCTGGTTTTAGATATGGTGAGACTTCAGCCGTAGGTGTCTACTACAACTCTGGTATTGAAGCTTGGGCATACAACTATAATGAAATTGCCGTTTCTTGGGGGATTATTAACCCTGATCCAAATGATGGTCCGCTAACCCATTGGAAACTAGTTAGGAGTGCAGTTGGAAATATTGACGACCCTTATAAAGGCACCTATTTAGCTGGCGGCTTGTACTCAACAATTACTAGTGGGTATACAGATTTAATTACTGATCCTTTTACTGGCGAGTACTGCTACTCTCTTTGGGTATTTACCGGAACTAAATGGATATCCTGTGGGTCTTCTTATGCCCTAAACATTTCAGAGGACAGCAGCCTACAGAAGGTGTCAAATTGGCTACCTAAAGCATGGCTAAACGTTACAGACTACAGTACCGGAGAAGCGGTAGGAGAAAACGAAGACAATACGTTTTATAAAATGCTAAGTGTGTTTTCTTTCGTTTACGACAAATTTAGATTAGAAGCTTTTCTTTTAGGAAACGTAAACAATAGAATTTACACCCCTAACTCCGTCCTTAAATATAAAATTTCAGACTTTAATTTTCCATTTGAACCTGCTTTGGGAGATACGTATCATAGAAGCCTATCAAGTGTTGGCAATATGGTACATTCACATAAAGGTACGAGTACAGCTTTTGCCACATTTACTACGGCCCTAACGCATTGGGGAAATGATATTAGAGTAGGCCATAACTTACTGTTAGACTATAATGACGCTTCTTTTGAAGAATCACTTGGTAGATGGTCTGCATCAAGCGGTACGCTAGCGCAAAAAACATTTGACGCAGAATCCCTTTCACCCCCAAGCTTGTCTCAAACTCTTTGGGAACTTACTACATTACCAAAATTGTCTGGTTTTGGGCAATTAACAACAGCCTCAACTTCCGCAGTTACACTTAGCTTGCCTGGAAGCGGCAACAACGTAACCCTATACGGCGTACCTGTTAAGCCAAATACTAAGTATTTCTTTAGAGGAAACATACTTCATAGAGACAATGCTGCTACGATCACGTCAACAATTGAGTTCTATGACATGTATGGTACTCTATTGGCCGCAACTTCTGGTGGACCCTCTCTAACAACAACTACGTCTTGGAAAGAGTTTACTGCTACAGATAGCAGTGGAATTGTATCTCACCCTAAAGCTAAATTTGCTAAAGTAAAAATTACTATTACACCATCATCTGCGTCATCTAGCCGGTACGCAATTGACCTGTGCCAATTTACTGAACTTGAACATAGGTTTGTGTATCAAGACCCTCGGAGAGTAAATATCCATGTGCACGGAGAAAAACAAAACTTTATGCCAAACGGCAGTTTTGAAAATGGCATACATGGTTGGGAACCTTTTAATGGGTCTGCTATTGAAGATAGCACAAAAACTGCCGCTATTGCACACGGAACAAAATGCCTTAAGTTAAAATCAACAGCTAACGGAAATTCTGCGCTTATATCAGATTGGGTACCTGTTGATCCAAGCACCGCATACACCGCTAGTGCATATGTGTTGGGATCCGCTACTAGAAAAGCACGCATTAGAATTGAATTTTCAAACAAAGCAACTCTAGAAGAACAGGCACAAGTATTAACTGATGCTAATGGCGCATACTACGCAGCACTAGTTAACTACTCTGATTCTGACGAAATTACGTTGTCAACCACAACAAAAAATCAAATAAGCGTGACTTTCTTATCACCACCAGTTTCGCAAGATTCTGTAGCACCTTGTGCTAAAGTCTCTATTTATTTTAGCGATAACTTAGCTAATGATGAGTACTGGGTAGACGGCGCTATGTTAGAGGAAGGCTCTGAGATTTCTCCGTATTTTAATGGACTTAGTGGAGTAACACCTGCAAATCCAGTAGTACAACAGTATTATTCTCCAAATGATTGCAAGTGGGAAATAAAAAATAGATTTAACTATATGCATAATCATGGGTTTGAAACAAATACTACTGACTGGACCTCTACTGGAACGCTTACAAGAACAGCTTCCGATAGTGGTCTTGAACCACTATACAACTCTTATTTTGGAAAAGTAGCGTTTACTACAAGCACTACTATTACAGGAACATACTATCTTAAAGAAGTAGCTAAAGGCGGAGAAGACATAGTTGTTTCTGCATATGTTCGACGTCCATCTTCTACCGCTATTACTTACTCTATTGGTAACTCTAGCTATACATTGCCTGCAAGCGGGGATGGTTGGACTAGAATTTCTGGCACATATAAATTAACGTCGGGGGCAACAACAGGTACATTTACTATATCTGTTTCTGAAACTACAGCTACTTATGTGCATATTGATGGCGTACAAGTAGAGTACGGACGCATACCTTCTCAATATATACTTAACGATTCTGAAACAACTACTTTAGTTAATCCCACAAACTCTGCTAAAAATATTTTAGCTACACAATCGGAAGCACGAGATTCAGGCAAGTCAACCTATTTTCACAACTACGATATTAAAATTTCTAGACTTCGTGCAAGTTTAGGGGACTACGCTATGCATGGCTCATCTTGGGCGATTAAAACAGGCGTCCCCACACATCCATACACTGATATAGAAAAATCCCTTATTCCAAATAACTCTTTTGAGGCTTCTTTGGGAAATTGGACGGCGTCTAATTCTACCTTAAGTCGTAACGTAACAACTGGATCTATATTTAATTACAATACTGTTTCTGGACAAGCTTACGCTGTAGTTACTACTGCCGGCTCTTCTGGGGATAAAACTTATGGGATTGTTTCTGAGGCGATACCAATTACATCTAATGGCGGCTATTATGCTTCTGCAGCTGTTCGACCAGTGGCTTCAGTTTCAGCTGCTGGGAACTACATATTAACTGTTGATTTTTATGATGCTAATAATTATTCAACTAGTTCAGGTTTTGGTACCCCTATGTACACAAAGACTAAAACAACAGCAGTTACTTTAACAACTAGGTGGGCATATATTGCAGACACTTACGCCGTAAGCAGTATTGCCGGCGCAGCATATGCAAGAATTACCATAAAATCAACTCCGACAACATACGGCGCGAGCAACGCCTTCCACGTTGACAACGTAGTATTTAGACAGTAGAATGATATCTATGGGCATAGTTATTATTTCGGGATTAGCGACAGCTTGTATTTTAACTGCTGTTGAGGGGCTTTATAAGCCTATTGGTAAATGGCGTGGTTTAGTGGCATTTGCTATTTCAATCCTTGCCTGTTACAATCTTGATACGAAGTTATCGTATCTTGTTGTCTATTCTTTAGCAACTGCTTTTATTGGGTTAACCCTTTCTCTTTTAGTAGAGCAAATTTTTAGTGGGCCTACGCTTAGAGAACGTCGCGGTTTGCCAAACAAGGTGGCTAAGCTATAGAATAGTTTATAAGGAGGGTTACATGTTAAAACCTATTATAAACCCAAAGCTATCTCTCAGGGCTAGATCCCTGTTCTACTACTATGTCACAAAGGGCCGAGTCATATCGGCGGATGAACTCTGGGAAAATAAAGAAGTCCCTGAAGGTCGGGACGCTATTCGAAGTGCAATGTCCGAATTGAAGGATTTGCGCTACATTAAATCTGTCCGGGTAAATGTAAACGGCCAGTGGAGAACTAATCTAAAATTCACGGATGAGGCAATTAAGATGCTTTCTACCGACGACGGAATATCAGGCGTTCTATACATAGACAGCTATACAGCTAGTAGTTATATCACTAGTACTAATATAGATAATAATCCTAACGGATTATTATCTATAGGGGCTGCGCCCCTTGAGGAGGAGAAGATGGCATGGAATCTTGATGGAGAAGAAAAACCTAAGCGCAAGCGCTTTGGAATTGCTCCGGAAGAAGAATCAGTCGGCACTGTTGGAAAGATCGATGATCGTCAGGCTCGACTTAACGCCAAGTACAAGAAACCAGTTAAAGCCCAACATGACAGTCGAGATAGGGTCAATACTCCAGAAGAACTGTGGTCAACCAATGACCTTGTCGCAGAGTTCTACGACTTAGTTCAAAAGGCAGCCCCAGGTGTGCCCTCTCAAGTTAACGGCAAGTACGTAGCGACTTGGGTTAACAAGCAGGTTGCAGAAGGCACAGAGCGTGTAGCAATTCTAAAGGCTATGAGAATGTTCTTCGGTGATCCTAGGTCTTTACATGACGCAGGGATTGGAAAGCCGTTGTGGCAACGATTCTTTGGCTACTACCCAACAGTTCACGGAATTGTAACTAGACCAGTGTCAGATGAAGTAGCAGTTGATTATGCGGCACACGAAGAAAAGATGTTGAGACTACTCGGAGGAGAATAAATGTACGATTTATCTGCATTGGCGCCAAGTGTGCGCAGGCAAATCCTACAGGCCGGTCTCCCAATGAAAACCATAGGGTGGGAGTTCTCAGATCTTGAGCAAAGCCCAGCAGTTGAAAAAGTTCGTCAGTGGGTTGAACGAGTGGTCAATGGTGAGATCATCCAAAAGGCAGGGGATCCATTTTGCGGACTCGGGATCATGCTGGTGGGTAATCCAGGTCACGGAAAGACTACTCTCGCCTCTACGGCCCTCCAGAGCCTTATTAGAGGTATTCCAGGAGAAGTCTTGGGTACCCCAGGAACGCTCCCAAATCGAATTGGGGCATTTATGGACTATCCAAAGCTTTTGCGCTTACAGAAATCGCTATGGTCTGAGGAAAACGAAGCTGATCAGTTGCTACTTGACAGCATATACGGTGACTCGGATAGAATGAATAACGTAAGAGTGTTTGTTTTGGATGATCTTGGCAAAGAGTACCGAACAACTTCTGGTTGGGCGGAGAATACATTTGACGCCTTACTTCGTTCAAGATTTAACGCAGGCCTACCAACTATCGTAACTACAAACGTTGAGTTAGAGAATTGGGGCGGAGTTTATGGAGAACCTATGGGAAGCTTTGCTCTTGAGGCATTTGTTCCTGTTAAAGTAAAAGCTTTGAAAGGGGATAGACGAAAATGAAAGAGGACACAATGAGCGAATGGCAAGCAACGCAACTTTTTCTTTCTGAAACTGGTGTGCACGAAGTTGCCACAAATCTAGACAACGCAAAACTTCGTTGTGACTGTGCTGCATTTAGAGAACGTAATATCTGTAAGCATACTCGTTTTGTTAGTATTCGTAGAAACGAAAACAACGGTATCTATCCAGTCGAGGTTTCAAAGAAGGCTTCAGAACAAGAAGCCAGCTTAGCTAGTTTAGATCCTAAACTATTTAGGCCCTTCCTAGTTAAATACGGAAAAATAGAGATCGTTTAGAGATGCGCGGGGGCGATATATCAAATGAAATTCCTTTTCGTGTGCTGGTTACTCTTGACTGTATTTTGGATCGCAGGCCCAAGATTACTAAGGTACTTGGTATACCGGTCGCTTCGGAAGAAGTTACGTACAATCGGCAAGCTCTATCCCAATTTTGGCGATTTGCTGAAAAGTACAGTTTCAGACTAGAATTAGTAGGGTTCGAGTATTCTCAAGAAGAGATGGATGGCGTGTTGGAAGATCTAGATAATCTAGGTACCAACCCATTTAATTATGCAAGGGCATATAACGTAGTTGCAGATCTTGTTGCGGAGTTACCGTATCGTCCAGAAGTAAAGAACGTTATTGATATACCAGAGCGTGGGTTACGTTATGGACATTGGTATTTAGATTTAGGGGCATTAATAAATGGCAGCAGATAACGAAGAGCGTCTCATATCTCGGGTAGTTCGTACTCGTGAGCTTGTCCCTGCCCTAGAAGCTGGTGTAGAAGATAACTGGTTCTTTGTTGAAGAGAACCGTACCCTTTGGAAGTTTATTCGTACTCACTGGACAAAGTATCAAGAGGTACCTAGCGCAGTAACGGTTAAGGATAACTTTCCTACATACAGGTTGTTGGCGGTAGAGGACTCGCTAGAGTATTTAGTTGACCAGTTAGTTGAATACCGTAGACGTCAAAAAGCAATTGAGGTTGTACAAAGCGCTGCGGAGTTTATTGCTTCCGGCAATCACGATGCCGCTATTGCTGAGATGAGCCATGGCGTAGCAACTATCTACGACGAGGGTGCCGGACAAACCAGCGACGTTGATCTTACAAAAGATACTAACAATCGTTTTGAAGAGTACATGTCCATAAAGACCAGAGACGGTGGCCTGCTTGGTTACCGTACAGGGTTCCGCACTATTGACGAGGCAACGGCTGGACTACAGCCAGGACAGCTTATTACTATCATTGCCCCTCCTAAGACAGGTAAGTCAGTACTTGCTATGCAGGTTGCAGTTAACGTGCACGAAGATGGGTACGTACCGATGTTCCAGTCATTTGAGATGAGCAACATTGAGCAGCAACATCGTCACGATGCTATGCGCTCTAAGATTGCACACTCACGGCTTATTCGTGGAAAGTTACATCCCGATGAAGAACGCCGTTACAAAGAAACGCTAGAGCGAATGCAAGATATGCACAAGTTCTATCTTACCGACTCAAGTTCAGCTATGACAGTTACCGGTCTTGCTGCAAAGATTGAAAAGATCAAGCCGGACATTGTCTTTGTAGACGGCGTGTACCTTATGGTTGATGAGGCAAGTGGGGAGTCAAATACTCCACAGGCATTGACTAGCATTACTCGTAACCTAAAGCGCTTAGCGCAAAAACAAAATATTCCAATCGTCATCTCAACTCAGGTCCTATTGTGGAAGATGAAGAAGCGCCAAGTGTCTGCTGACTCTATCGGTTATTCTTCCTCTTTCTTTCAGGACTCAGATGTGATTCTTGGATTGCAGAAGCAAGATGAAGAAGACGACTCCTCCCGTGAACTTCGTATTGTTGCTAGCCGTAACTGCGGTCCAGCAACAAGCGATTTGCTTTGGGATTGGGAAGGAGGACGTTTTGAAGAATATGGATCTTTTGGCCAGCCAATTCAATCCTTTTAACGGAACCCAACTTTGTCTAGATGCGGATCCAGACTTATTCTTTCCACCGGATTATAAAGATCCGCTCATAATTGATGAGGCTAGAAAAGTATGCGAAGACTGTTGGATTAAGGACTCTTGCCTTAAGTACGCAATGCAATACCCAAACCTAGATGGGATTTGGGCGGGAACAACCCCACATGATCGGAAGAGGTTAAGAAAATTAAACACATCACAGAATTAAAACCAGATTACAAAAACGCTATGGATCTTCGCGGTGAGCCTACACACATTTGTGCTTGTGGATCACAAGTATGGAATGTAAAGTGCATGTTCCAAGATTATGAAATCTCTATGTACTTCCTAGATATGGAATGTGCAGACTGTGGTTCTATGGCTACAGCACCTACTTTGGTAGATATGCCAGAGGATTATGTAATGATGGATGATCGACCTGTAGAAGAGGAATAGTATGTACCGTGAGGGCGATGTAGAGATTGCTTTACTAAGGCTAGGCATAGAGGTCAACCAACGCAACAGTGAGTTGCTTGGTCTATGCCCTATGCACTTAGAAAGAACTGGGCGACCAGACTCTAACCCCTCATGGTCAATGAACTGCGAAACCGGTGTACACCACTGCTTCTCTTGTGGATACCGCGGAACTCTTATTACTCTTGTTGCAGAGATTAATGAGTTCCTTACCGAATGGGGACGCCTTGATTTTGACGCAGCTAAATCATGGCTGCGTCAAAATATTGAGGTTAACTTTGAGTTATTGGCAAAGCAACTAGAAGAAGCCAAGAACTCTTATGTCCCCATTGAAAGACCTGTAGAGATGAGTGAGGCACGTCTGTCGATTTTCGACAGCCTACCACCAGATTGGGCTTTATCTGCTAGGGGTCTAACGGCAGAGGCTTGCATCAAGCACTCTGTTAAGTGGGATGCAAAACAGCAGGGCTGGATCACACCTATTCGTCAACCTGATACAAACAAGCTTATGGGGTGGCAGGAAAAGGGACAAGTTAATCGTTACTTTCGTAACAGACCTACCGGAGTGCAAAAGTCTAAAACTTTGTTTGGGTTAGATGTTTGGTCTGGTGGAACTATGATCATAGTGGAGTCTCCTTTGGACGTTATAAGACTCTCATCTTTGGGAATAGAGGGAGGCGTCTCAACTTTTGGTGCAGCTATCAGTCAAGATCAGGTTGATCTTATGCGGCGTGCAGATAAGTTGATCATTGCCTTTGATAACCCAAAGATTGACCCAGCCGGCAAGAAAGCATCCAAGGACATGCTTGAGCGTACTAAGAAAGAGGGGTTGGAGTGCTTCTTCTTTAAGTATGACGGGGATGTAAAAGACATTGGCGATATGACTGAAGAACAGGTTATAATAGGTATAGAGAAGGCAAAACATTCAGTGTTTGGGGAGGCGGCATACGCATGATTATTGGACTAACAGGGTACG